AGCCGAATAACCCGGACCAGGCATTGTAGCAGAAGGTCCGTAGATAGTTAATGTATCAAAGTAACCGGTAGCACCTGTACTTGCATAACCAACACCTCCTGTTAATGAAGCAGAAGCACTAAGAAATGCATTAGCAGTTGTTCCTGTAGCTCCTGTAGCTCCAGCAACGATAGTTCTTGGAGTGATAGTAGAAGCAGTGTAAGGAAGAAGATCCGTAATAGCTCCAAAATAAGATAAGAATTCAAGAACACCTGGTTGTTCAGACTCTAAAGTATGTCCAACTAAATCGACGATATCACCACTGATTGTATCAGCATCATCATCGAAAGTGTCTTTATTAATTCCTAAAAGTAAACCTGTTTTAGAAGTTTCTAGATTAACTAGATCCTCGATGAACATGTTATTTCCGTTTTTATCTTGAAATTCAGGAAGTAAAGCTCCAGAATAAACACCTAGAACATTTACTTGATCTAAGTTCAAGAAATAAGTAAGTCCATCTCTTGTGAAACCATAAGGATCTATGTAAGTCTTTTTAAGACCTTGAGCATCAAAATATGGTCCGAAGATAGGATCAATTTGTAGTAAGCTGTAGTTTGAGAAGTCACCTTCTACGATAATTACATCTACCATATAATCAGAGATATAATCATTCTCTCTAATGTATGCAGGAACCTTACCTACACCGAACCAATCTTTTGCTAAAATATCGAATCCTAAGATATCAGATTTTTTAGTTATAACCGATACGGTTTTTCTACTAACATTAGCAATGTTAAGTAGTCTTTGTTTTAATACTGATTGATATGTAGTATTATTTGCTGTGTCAACTAAAGCGGTAGAATCTGTAAACCAGAATTTATCTTTGTTGAAATAGCTTGATACAGGGGCAAAAACCTCTGGTGAATTATCAGTATCTGCCGCAGTAGATATTGATGCGAATTCACTTTGATCTAAAGTGTCATCTAAAGAAAGTAAGTTAAGAACGATTACTGGTCCTCTGTCTAAACATGTTAGAACAGTTCTGTGGAAGAATGAACCTTTACGCTCCAATGTAGTATCGATGTCACCGAAAACAGTTTTAAAGAAAACTGAATCCTGTACGAATACTGGAGTATTGAAAGGTCCTTTCTTAGAGAATCCGATAATTAAACGGATCGTCTCAGATGGGATGTTTGTAATTTGGCTCTTATCAAATTCTAGACGATAAACACCTGAAGATTTGAATTGTTGTAAGCTTGGTGATAGTGCCATTTGACTCTAATTTTTTAATTATATATCCAAGGATAACTACGAGTTTTAAAACATCATGTCATATAAGTTATCAGAATCATCACCAGATGAGTCCAAGATTCCATCTATTTTCTTCTGTTTTGAATCTTCCATATGATCGAAGTACTCTTCGATTATCTCATAATAATCTAAAGTCTCAAAAAATGCGGATGCAGTAACAGAAGTCATGATAATATCGTCATTACCAGATTGAGCAGAATACGAACCATTAGCATTTCTAGAGAACATACGACCTTCTTGAATTGTTTTCTTTTCTTTCAAAATAAGTTGTCCACTAGAGATCACTTTTTTGAATTTTTCACAATAAATGACTTTAGTGTCTTTGTTCATCCTAATACCAGGATTCTTGGTTTTTGCTCCTGCTCGATGATGGAATCTAACGATAGTCTCTTCATCAAAATCGTTATTCGATGGATATAAGGTTACGAGGTTCTTTATTAATTCAGAACCGTATGTGTTGTATTCTATAATCATTCGTAAGTTTTCTTGATCGAAAACTTTAACATTCATAGTATAAAGTATTTTAGAAAAATCTTCAATATTATGTAAATTTGATCGGAATAATCCAACTTGGGTTAATCTGAAAAAATCGGCAATAGATCCAGGAGAATTTAATCGATCAATATCTATATCATCTAAAGGTTCAATTTGAAATATATTAATGACCGTATAATCTCTACCCACTCCTTCTGCTAAATCGACGGTTTCTAAGAAGAAATTCTTTTCATCTTCTAATTCAATTAGATCAAAATCTGGATCCCATTTCAATTGTGAATAATCGATACAAAGGTCGTCAAGAGGATCAATTTCTCTGAATTCAAATTCTCTTTCGTTTTTTTCTAAACGAAGAAGTTCTTCTGAAGAAAGTAATAAAGAAGATGCTGATAAGAATTGACAACCATATTGTTGATTAAATGCTTCTTCTGATCCTAAATTACCTATTTCTCTAGCTTTCCAAGCTTCATCTCTACCAGGAACTTCCCACCAATCCACTCGCATCGGACAGTATTCATTTGATCCATCTACTGCACCCTGATATAAGTCATGAAATAGATCATATCCGTTTGGTGTACTCGTAATAATTACTCGAGATATTTTAGATGAGGATAGAGTTGGATAAACGTTTTCATAGAATGGCTTTTTAATTCCTTCTTGAATATGAGCAAACTCATCAAGGAATAGCAAGTGTATCGTAAAACCAATACCTCCGGTTTTTGTAGTATTTTGTCCAATGATACGACATTTATTATCAAATATCATTGTCATAACGTCTTTCTTAAGAACTCCAGGTTTTAAGAAGAAAGGAAGACCTTCCATGATGGCTTTGATCTTATCCATAATCTCTTTCGTAGTGGCACCTTTATTAGCCATCAAAAGAACATTTTTATCAAAATGAAATAGAAGATACCAAGTTAAGAATATCGAAGATGTAATAGTTTTACCAATCTGTCTAGGTGCTAAAAATATATTCCATCGATTTTCTTGATATGAACGAAGAACCTTTTCTTGGTAAGGACGAAGTTTAATTTTCATATAACCTTCATCGGTCATTACCGTACAATAATTATTTGCAAAGTGAATAATATCACTAGCACATTTCTTTAATTCAGAATACTCCCAATCAGAATATTCAAATACGATATTTCCCTTTTTGTAATTTGGATCACCTTCATAGAATGGATGATCAGTTGTTGCATACCCTTCCTCCATAGCAGATAGCAAGTTTGAAACCTTTTCTGTAGTCCATAGTATCTTACCATCATCTTTATTCTCTTCCTTATACTCTTGTACTTTAAACATATTTAGCTTAATTTTTCAAAGCGATAACCTCTTCAAATAGCCCAATTATAGGCTTTCTTTTATATTTCAGTCTGATTTTCTGAATCAAAATCCGTTTCTTCTATTTGATCAGGATTTAATTCGGCTTGGATTTCTCGCATTAGGTTACGAGTTCCTCTAGAGGTTGTTTTACCTGCTTGAACTTCAATAGTTTTAGAAGGGGAATCTTGATAAACGTCAATATCTCTTTTTAGCTTCTTCATATTTTCCTCGGATGCCATCATGTGTAATGTTTGATGCTTCATAATATCTAACATGGTTTTTTGTAAACCACCTAGAACTTCAAACATACGAGGAGTCATTTCACCACTATCAATAAGTCTCATAAGAGTATCAATCGATCTTTCGGAAACTTGAAGTTGTTTAATTAACCCAGCTTGGGTCATCATATCAACCTTAGCTTTTGCTTTAATATAGTCGTTTTTCTCAATTAATTCACTAGACAAATAAAATTTAAGTAGAGAATTCATTAGCTTTTTTGATTCGTTAGAAGCCACAGCTTTCATTTCGTCATAATCTACTGGCTCTCCTACGACTTGGAATGACGGCAATCCCCTATCACTCGGTGCAGGTAGACTACTCGAATCATCATTCAATAAGTCGTCTATACTTTTCTTTATTGGGTTATTGTCTTGATCCATAATATTATAATCTTTATATTCTATCTATCTTCGAGTAGTAGTAACCATGTTAAATGTGGACCTTGTCGTGGCCCTAGTCGTGATACACTATATCATTTTAACTTATCACCTTGTAAAGGTTATATGTACTTTTTGGTATCCGTGTTTCAATTCCTTAAAAAAAAGAAAGAGAGAAAATCAAAAACTTTCTCTCTATATAATATTAATAACATAAGGATTTTTATCTAACATATTCCTTAACCATTCTAAGTGGAGGGATAGAATTATCTATTAGAAGAGCAAGATCATTATCTCTAACAACATACTGATTAAGAGTAACCGGTTGTTTTTCTTCTTCCATCGATTCTTTCCAAACTCTAATGTTCGTTATATTTGTAGTTCCAGCTCTAAGAGTAAAGATGGTGTCTGTTGGATCTAATGCCGTAGGAGTCATATCAACAACCTGAGTAAATATCAATTGTAGATCCGTTGTTTTTGGTTGATTCGTTTGTGGTAAATTTGGATTATATTTCATTTTCCAAATATGTACAGAAGCTTGAGAATAATCATTCATATGATTAATTACAATAGCATGCCAATCCGATGCATTTAAAGCTGGGAATGATTTATCAAATGTTAATGTTTGTCCATTTGAGAGAATAGTCATACTCGTAGAAATTCCACTCGTATAATTTAAAGTTGCTCTTAGACCTTTCGATTCATTTGTGTTATATGCATCAATTAGAATATCATATGTGTTTGTCGTTAAAGGTAATGTAGATTTAATAGGATTAAACCACATAGATATTGCAGTATTATCCGTAATAGTTCTATTAAGCTTTAATTTATATTGTACAGCAATATCTCCCCAATTCATTGATTTATTCATATCATAGAAATATTTACCAACTATCGTAAAGTAGTTAGAAAGGTTTTTCGTTTCAATTACTAATTTCTCGTTTATGTGACTACGAACATGGTCAAATCCTCCGATTGCAATAGTTTGATATTGCATAGGCTTTGTAATCTCTTCGAATTCTCTTAACATTTCTGGCCCTAGAACTTCGTCTAAACTTTCATGTAAGTCATTAACATACTGATCAATTTCCGGATTAGTACGCATAACATTAAGTTTATCTTGCCATTTGAATAACATTACTTTGTAATAAGACTCGGCAGCCATAAAATCACGGAATAAATATGCCGAGTGAATTTCAAATATACGGTCGATAAGAGGAAAATAGATATAATCTTTTTGTTCTGGTAGATCATCACATCCAAAAGCTCTTTCAAAATGTTCTTTAACTATATGAACTTCTAATCCATCACCAAAGTCCATATCATAAGGTAGGAACTTAATAGCATTGTCAGGGAATTGATTATCAGGAACAAGAACTTTAATATCTTTAACATCGGTTACTTCAAATAAAGAATATTCTTTAAGGATAACATCAGCCGATTCTGCTTTAGCTTGAGTTTTGAAGTACCTAACACAATGTCCGAACATCTCAGAAACTGCCATAGACATTTCTTGATAAATTTTTATCGCAGGAGACATTACGTCGTAAGGTCTAAATAGCAATGCAGGATCAGCGCTAATTCTAATTCCTGAAGAGAAATTTGTAGTAGGACATACGTTTGCTTTACATCCATCGTCACCAAAAGGATTAATTGCTGGAGTTTCAGGAGCAGAACCTTTAACATAATCAACGACTATACGATTAATCGACCTTGCCCCGGAATGAGGTCCTCTACGAACTAAACGAAATTGTAAAAAGAATGAGCTGTTTTTCTCAATGATTTTTTCGAAAGTTGTATTTAAGTTTGGATTTTTTACACCGTCTTTAATCACATCAACCCAACCT